CTAGGATTAGGCTTGTCCGGGTTCATAAGAACTAGTATCTATATTCTTCTAGAATATCTAACATCTTATCAAGATACTTATGAACTAAATCTTTATCTCCTTGCCAAACAGTTTTTGGTTCGTTATATACTTCGTCTTTAAGTTTTAAAACTTTTACTTTAAGTTCTTCTTTCTTCACTTGATTTTTACTCATTAGGATCCCACTCTTCAATAAATTTAGATCTCTTTTCCCAAGAGTCTGCTTTTTCATATACAGATCCTCTTTTGTATTTTTTGTTAATACATTGAGGATCATTTACTTTTGAACAGACTAGGTTGTGAAGAGTTTCTTCATTTCCTTTGTTACCTGTTCTCCATATATGATTACCATTTAACCATACAGCACCGCACTTGGGGCATTCTTCCCTGTTAACTGACAGGTCAGACAGCTCTTTATCGGACATTATAGTAAATTGTTCATTCCTATACAGTAATTATATTTATAGATCACCTTTAGATAAATAAAATCAGTGTATGAATTCGATAACAAATGAAAAGGTTCTTACCTTTTATTATGTTAATGATGACAGCCAGTGTTGCAAATGCTGGAGGACTTGTTAGTAGTCAGAGTTCTAGCATTCAACTGACTGTTGAAGCTGCTAGATCAACTGCAATAAGAATGGGAAATTCTTATTCTATTAATGGTACAAATGTCGGTACTTCTGACGGAACAACTGCAGGTGTACTTTCAACTGGAACAGTCAGTGGTGGAGTTTATGCTCCCGGCAATATTTCCGCGAGTCAACTTTCGGCAACAAATGGAGAATCATTCTCCTTCAATACTTCTTTCACACAAGGTGATGCGATCCCAAGTAGTGCTGCTACTGTCGGTCAGATTCCCAACTTTAGTAATGTGACTAGTTACACTGCTGGTGTTGCTGGATCTTTGGCGGGTACTATTGATAATGCTCACAACATGACAATCACTGCTGGCGGCGCTGGTACTACAGCAACAGGACAATTTGTATCTGAAATTACGGTCATCGACTGATGAAACTAATCCAATTTGGATTGTTAAGTTTGGTACTAGGGTCACTTCAACCAGCATATGGAGTCCCAGTAGTCCCAAACTTCAGCCAGGGCAGTATGACAAGCCATACAGAGACTACACAACAGATTACAGAAACCATCAATTCGATGGACTACAGTACTGGATATCAATTTTCAGTAACTGGTAGTGGAATTACAGCATCAGGTGAATTGAGTCCTGGAACTCAATCAACCCCTAATAATATAGAAGGAGTGACTTCACGATGGGTAGGATTATCAAACAGGCCGAGTTTCACACAAACAAATCCTGGTGCGGCCTTTCAGTTTACAGAAACATACAGCGGGCCTGGTCTTCAAAACCAAACAATTATTCAAAGAGAAACGTTAATAGAGTCAGTAACCGACACAACTTCTATATTTTCGCAGTGATTGGAGCATTAGGTCTTGGAAGTCTATCCCCTACAAAGGTTCTTGCGAATTCTGTTGGGGGTGTCAGTGCTAGTGCTGCCCCTGTTGCTAATAGTTCTGGGTCAGTTACAAACCAAGCCATTCAAGTCCTCCAAGGACCTTATATTACGAATACCTATGGGGGAGGTATATCATGTCAAGGTCCCACAATGAATTTTTCACCCTATGTAACTGGAGCAGTTTCTAGAGCCCTTCCATATGAACCATACTACAATGACCCTGTATATGATGTGACTGACTTCACAGGTCGTTTTGATGAGGATGGTAATGACATTGGTGATGGTATCCCAGATAATCCAGGACGTGTTGTATATGAAATCCCTGTAAGAACTGGACAAAAAGATAATTACAATCTTGGTTTAGGTTTCTCTGTTACCTGGTCCCGTCCATTAGACAGAACACTTCAAGACCAATGTAAGTTGGCAGCACAAACTCAAATTGAATTACAACAACAAATCACAGCCAATAAGAGATTGGATTTTGAGATTGCAAGATTAAAGAACTGTGGTGAGTTGATGAAATCTGGAATTAGTTTTCATCCCAGAAGCCCTTACTATAAAATCTGTGCTGATGTAGTGGTTCAGAATGTTACTGTTATCCCACAACATCGTCATTCTATCCCTAAACCTACTTCTTCGTCTTCGCCTTCACAGACTTCAACTTTGCAATCGCTTGATTCCGATCCCGCTGCTCTGCTTGGCGCTCCTTTACAGACAAGGTCTTCAGTTGTTTCCCCCGAATAGCGGCAATCTTCTTTAGAACTTTCTTAACCGTTGGTTTAACTACTTTCAATAGTATGTCAGCCAACGGTTTTGCTAATAGTGCAGATGTAGTTGCGATCACTGCAATACCACCAACCTGCATCACCTGACCCCCACTAGGAAGACCGGCCAAGACTTGTTCTGGAATACCTACAGTCTCTGTAAGCTGAACACAGATACCATCAATCAACTTATATTCAGTTACCTGTTCTCTATATCCATTGACATATGTCCCTACAGGTTCTTGTGCTTTCTGAACAGCTGTAGGACATTCTATTGAAGGTGGTGGTGGTAAATTATCTTTTCCATCTGTATTTGTATTAGATTCTTCTGGTTCCTCAAACCTAGTATCAATCTCTTGAGTTGGTGTCCCTAATTCTTCTAAACCACTATAGTCTGGTGGATTAAAACTAGGAATATTTCCATCACAATAAGTAATGATTCCTCTTGCATCATTACTATTTTCATTCAGTGGGTTATTACTTTCGTGCGCCTCAACACACCCAGGTATGTCAATGATAGGATTACCTATCTGAATAGTGACTGGAGGATCAAGGTTTTGAATCGGAGGTACATCATTTAGTATACTTCTAACTGGCAGAATATCAACTCTGTCGATTCTAATTTGATTAGCACCAATACGAGGGACATTCATTTAATTTTAGAATGGAAAACCTGGAGTTCCACCACCGATACCACCACTTGTACCAGGAGTAGAAGGAATGGCACCACCAGTAGCACCAGGAAGTTCTGGCATTGATGAATCCATCATTCCAGGAAGTGCTCCAGAAATTGCTTCTGCTGCTGCACCAGCAACTTGAGATTTGACACCTTCAATAATATTGTCCTTTTCAAGATAGACATAACCACCAGCACCAACGACGGTTAAGGAAATAAGACTAGAGAAAATAGCAAGACCGTTTACAATTTTTTGCATCTTATTCGTTCAAAGTTCTTCTCTATGTATAAAGATTAGTTATCTGTTTGGCCATCTTATCACGGAGAGAGTTTATTCTTTTCTCGTCATACTGTTGAAAGTTTCCTTTCTTCTCAACCTTCTTATAATAATGAAGTGCGTTAATAAGGATTGTATAGTCCTCCATATCTAAATTAAATTTCATATATTATTCTACTAGAGTTCCAAACTTACGTCTAATAACTCTCAACTCTTCCAAGTTCATGTCTTTAGTGCCACCATCATATGCGTGGGCATAACCTTCAGTAATCATTTGTTCGTTAAGCGACACGTCTCCGTCCCCAATGTAAAGCCAACCCAGAAGACGCCCGTACTTCCCAGTGCCACCAACAAGTTCAGTCCTAACAGACAACTCATCATCACCAGCGATCGTCGACTCCAGTTTTTCTTTGAGCCAGTTGGTTGCGTCGATTCCAAGAGCCTTCTCCTCTAGATTTCTCGTTCTTTTTTCTGGTGTATCAACTCCTGCAACTCTAACTCTTTCCTTCTTGTATAGATCGAACCCCAGATCAATAGTGACATCAATAGTATCGCCGTCAAGTACACGATTAATCTCCGTCACTCGGAAGTTGTAGCAGCTCTTCCTGCTTGGTGGTGTCAATGCCCCCATGGGATTCCCTCTCATCTATTCCTAGTATGTATATGATGCTATAAATTGCCATAGCTACCACAAGCATTGTCATAATAATTACTGACCATACCGGATCAGCTGGATTTTCATGTAGTCTAAGTAATAAGTTCATGAATTATTAAATTGGTCTTCAAGCATTATTTTAAATAAATTATCTCTTAGAGCCCATAACTGTTCTTGTTCTTCATAAGGTCTGGCTGGAGCTCCTGGCCAATACTTGATAGTTTCTTTCACACAGTGATGCATGAGTTTTATGTGCTCTATTGTTACATTTATTGTGTAGTCATAATTCTCATCATAATACTCTTCTTCGTTCATGGATTTCTTGGATCTAATCCTAGATTTTTAAGGTACTCGCACCACCAGTCTTGATCTTTTATATACCTCCAGTTTGGTACAGGTTTTCCTTGTTCAATTATGTAGTATTGATAAAGTGCATCATCTATAGTCTGTGCGATCTCCATATTCTTCTTCCTTTTCGTCAACGTCTCCATATGGATTTTCCACAAAGGGTCCTCGTTTTCGTAAAGGTTCTTTTCTGACATATGTGTTTTCAGAATTAACTGCTGATACCCATACTGAGAGTTTTATTACTAAAAATATTAGAACTAGTGGTGTAAAACATCCTATTAGTATGACGGAGTTCATTTTACTTTATTATTGAAGGGTTCCCAATGCTTCCACTCATATTTATGTACCAGGTACATTCCTATGACAGGAACAAAGACTAACATCCACGCCATGAAACCACATCCCCATGGGTTGTTTAGTACAGTCCCACAAAACCTAGCAAACTGTAACATCATCTTCTTCTTCCTTGTCTAACTGACCATGTTAATTCCATACCACTAACCAGTAGTGAGATGAATAAGAATACAAAAAGTCCACTCATCATGATTGATATCCGTTATTGAGTCCCCACAAAACAAATGATGTTATTGAAGTTAATATAGCAATTGCCGTAACATAGATTTTCATTATTCTAAGTGATAGAAAGTGCGAATAAAAATAAACCAATTAAACTGTAGAAGATGATAATGATTAATTGACCGTCACCCATAAGTCTCTAAAATAAAAATCGACTTTTGTTAAACTACCTTCAGGAATAACCTTACTTGTATGGGCCCACTCTGCACAGAAGGTTTGTATAGTTGATGAGTTTAATACTCCTTTGACTCCATACATTCTGGAGAATGAACTCATTGCAAAGTCATAACGACTTCTAATGTGCAGTTCCATTCCCATCGTACTTATCTGATTCATAATAAACATTATCCCCTTTGTAAAATCCAAACAGTATTGTTGTGATTACAAATGGAATTGATATCCAAAGTAATACATTAGCTAAAGTCATTTTAAATTTTATTCAACATGAACGATACCTGTCATACCCGCTCCTTGATGAGGACCACAAAAGAAGTTGTAGTCTCCTACATCAGCAAATACAACGTCTTGTGATTCTCCAGGATTAAACATCAAGGATTCTCTAGAAAGATCAACACGACCTTCTACAATGATATTATGTGGAGGAAGACTATTGTTCACAAAATGAACCGTATCTCCTGCAGAGATTGTGATCTCTGAGGGTTCAAAAACCAAATTACCATTTAATCCCATTTCAACATCTACTGCGAATACCGGAAGGGCAGTAAAGAATAACGTCACCAAAAGTGTGAAAACAAATTTCATACAATTAACACAACTACATTATCTATTATAGTACAATACTCTTATAGTGGTAGTTTGTTATGAGATCCTTACTTAAAACTTTCTAGGTATTCTTTCTCAGTTTGATAGGGGTGAACCTTACCTGTTTTCAATTCCCATGCATACTGAAAATCCTGGAATAACCATTGATCTACACGATAACAGTATTCCCAATTGACAGGTTGGACACAATTCACGATCACTACCTGATAAAAGGCTACAACATAATTAAAAATGGTATACATTACATCTTGTAATTGTCGTCAGATTTTGGTGGTGATTGAGTCAGTTGAACAGGAGCTTGTTCAATACGGATTGTTTGTGTAGGTGCAGTTTGGGCAGCCTTTTCAATCAATCTTTCCATGTCCGAATTACTAATTCCACCACCATTACTGCTACCACCTTCTCCTGCTTTCTTTGCTGCCTGGACGCCAAAAGTTGCCAAGACTCCAGTGAAGACTGATGCAATAAATGTAGGATCTAATTTCTGTTCTGGGATTCCAATTGCAGGGGGGAGTTTAATATATGCCAACGTGAGGATTCCACCAGACCATACAAGGATACCAAGACGGACAAAAGTAGACAGAATTGCAAGTTGTTCTTCCTTATCATCTGTTGCGTCTTTTAATTTACCAAGGATGTTTTTCTTTTTAGGTTCTTCCTTTTTAATCTCTTCCTTCTTAATCTCTTCTGTCATTTTAGTAAGACGATTAAAATTATTTATGAAAAAAGGGCCCCTATAGAGACCCTGAACCTTGGTATACTGGTGTCATCATTCCACCATCTGGTGGGCCATCATCTTCATCTTTATTAGTTAGTGCCAAAAAGATAAAGTATGGGGTAATGATGAACACCATTGTTTGAAATAGTGTCCAATCATAATTCATGAATTTTGACCAGATGATTCTTTGATTACTGCGAAAACTGGAACCAATGCCAGTAGTGCTGCTACTAGAAAACCCATCAGAATATACCGGGGATTAGTTGACCTGTTGTTGCGTATGCACCGATGGCTGCGATGACTCCAATCATTGCTGCCCAACCGTTAATGCGTTCTGCTCTTTCGTTCATTTGTTTTCTCCTGTGTTTTGTTTTTGATAATAATTCTACCTTTACCTGTCAGGTATTCGATTTGAAATACCAATTCATCATCATGATCCCAACAAAGTTCTTCGTATAGATCATTCAGTTTCTCCATGTCCTCATAGAGAGCATTAGGATTTGACATGGTCAATATAGTTCCTCTTCTTTCTCAGTATCGATTACACAGTCTGAAGTAGGATATGAAACACATAGGAGTGCAAATCCTTCTTCCATTTGATCATCATCTAGAAATGATTGATCACTTTGGTCAACTGTTCCACTTATAATCTTACCAGCACAGGATGAACATGCACCTGCTCGACAAGAATATGGAAGATCGATACCTTGTTCCTCGGCAACATCTAGGATGTACTGATCACTATCACATTCGATAGTTTGTTCAGATCCGTCCGAAGATCGAAGAGTAACATTGAATGTCATTAGTAAGTCTCTGATAATTTTTCTACTGAGTAAGCCAACAAAACAAAGAAGGCCACACTAGTTATAGTAAAGAAAAATTGTGACATTGTCAAGTACTCCTTTTTACATGAATATGTGATGATACCATCATCTATCAGATACCAAAGGCACCGAAGAAGAAGAGACTACCAGTTGTTGCGTAAGAAATCAGACCAGCAACGAAACCCAACATAGCAACACGGCCATTCAGTTTCTCTGCTTTCTCTGCATATGTCTCAAGACCATAACGCTCTGCGTCTGTCTCTGAAACATACATTCTTGGTTCAGTGGCGTACATGTTTGTACGTCCGCCGTCTTCAGTTGTTACCGTCATGTTACACTCCGTAATGTTTCTTCACATATTATATAGTAAATCTAAAGACCTGTCAAGTTTTGTGGGGTTATTTGGGAGTGTACTTACATCTCTCAGGATTTTTCTTACACCATCGATATACATATGCATCAGGATCATTACTCATCTCATAGTGAGCATGATTGTGTAGTGTACCTATCATTATCAGTATCCCTAACAAGAAGACTGATGCTTGAGCTGCAGGATTTGTAACTATGGTTAGTAAATATTTTTTCATTCCGCATCAGTAGGGGGATTTGGCCATCCAGGAGGACACATAGGTACGCTGTAAGGTTCACTCATAATAGATTTAACTATTGTTTCATCAACCTCTACAGGGTTTATGGGATCGCTATCTCTCCATATAGATGGCATATCTAAAAGTACTTTACCTGTAGTATCAGAGGGAGTAATGCTTCTGATACAAAGAGCTGGTGGAGTATAGTCCATAAAAAAAGGGATGCCGTCGCATCCCCAGTATAACATCTAGATGTTTATGTGTCTATATTGAATATCAGAAGCTGTACTTCAGACCCAACTTGGTTCCATAACCACGATCGATATCAGCGTCGCCACTACCAACGAAGGAGACTTCGCCATATGCACCGAGGGAGTCGGTAAGTGCGAGACCCAGACCAGCCTTACCAGAAGGAACGGTGTCCGACTCAGCGCCATCAGGACTGACGACAGTGGCGCCACCTTGAACGTAGTAAGAAGCAGTTTCACTAATACTACCTTCGTAGCCTACGTGAAGATCAGTTGCGGTACCTGAGTAATTAGAACCGGTCCAACCAGAATTAGCTTCTACATT